CGATCAGCTGCAAGTTGTCTACGTTCAACATTAAAAGTAGACGAGTCAAGTTTAGATCTTGCTTCATCATACCTAGCTTTGAAAGGCATCATGGCAAGTCTTCTAGCTTCTAGCTTCATAGTAAAATCGTGAGTCATCCTAGAACCAAGCTCGGTGCGATATCGCATAAAGTGAGCATGTCTTTTTGCCCTTTTCTTTTTCTTTGATTTACCAAATAACAAAGAAGTTTTTGATCCTCTATTAGTAAAAATCATTTCATTCTCCTTGCTCTAGGCACAGCAATCCTGCCCTGCCTTTGTTTACCGGCAAGATATTCTTTACTCTTTTCTGCTTGCCGTGCTTTATCAGTACGTTGTGCTTGCTCTTCAGTGCTAAGTCTCTTAGCCTCTTCTTCCTGTCGAGTGAATGCATCCAACTCTCGATTAGCTTGATCTTCCTTTAACAACTCGTCTTCATAATCTAAGACTCGTTCGTATTGTTTATTAGCTTCGTCAACGTATGCACTGATGAATTTATTAAATTGATCGGCATTAATTCTACCCGACTTAACATTACCAACACCATATTTACCAGCAAATTCTGAGCCCAAATATTTTTCTTGATCCTTATCAATGTCTTCAAACAATTTTGCTATCTCATTGTCATTAAAACCTTTGGCTCGTAAGCTTTTGACAGCAGGAGCAATACCACTCATAGCTCCAAAAACACCACCAAACAAACCACCGCCCCCGCCTCCGTCGTTTTCTAAAAACAATTGAAACTTGCCCGCATAGCTTTTATTCATCTCTGCTCTGCGTGCCTGTGCTTCTCTCATTGCCTGTGCTGCTTCTCTTGCTCTTTCTGCAGCTTCTCTAGGATCAATATGGAATGGTGAATGTGGCATTAACGGGCTCCTTTCTCTTGTTGTTTGATAATAGCTTCTAATTTTCTAATGATATCTCGCTGACCGCCACGAAAAGCCCACTCCTCACGAGTGACTTTTTCCTGATACTCTAGTGGCGGGTACATTTCTTTTAGTAGTTTTGGTACTAGATTGTCGATCATTGGAAATTTCTTTGAGCTCATTCTTCAAACCTTCAATTTCTAACAGCAAGTGTTTAATAACAATAGATAATTCAGCATCGCTTAGTTTGACATTCATATCTGCTTTGCTGAGAATTGTTGACATTACATACGGCATTTATATTCTCCTGACCTTGACAACAAGGTTCTATATTAGTTTTGCACCACGAACACTGAACGTGTCCATGAACGTAAACTCCTGTCGTTAAACGACTACAGTAGTTACATTTAATTAATTTTTCGAAATAAGACATTAGCTACAACCAGAAGTGGTTCCGCAATTTGTACAGACAGAGCATACTCCAGCTTGTACCATACTAGAAGCACCACAATTAGAGCATTTGGATTGCATGTTGATCTCCTTTATACCCAAAGTTCCATAACTTGATCATCTGATCCGTCTTGTCGTACTCTCCATCTCGAAGAATGCGGACACACCAAGCCATGGCACGACCAAATCTAATAGGATCTAGATCACATCGACCCTTGTGCTCAGGACGCTCTTCCGTCCGATAGAGATCTAGGATCTCCTTTACCCAATCTTCTCTATCTACTGCATCTAAAAACTTATCAGCTTTCTTTGGACCCACTTTCCACAGACCGGGAATATTATCGGTCGCATCACCAGTCATCCACTGCTGAAAAAAGAAACGATCCGCTTCCTCAGTATTAACCAAGGTAGCAGATCGTTCCTTATCGGGGTTCCAGTGCCAGCCGGGGGCTGACCTTAGATCCTTATCAATTGTTACAGCAATAGCATCACCACCAGAAGCAGCGATACCTAAGATATCATCAGCTTCTAGTTGGGGGTATTGTAATACTTCATACCCATCAACCACAATCTCAACAGCATACTTCTTAGAGTCAGGCTGCATTGTAGCGTCTCTGTTAGCCTTGTAATCAGGCCACAGCCTTCGTCTAAAGTTTTGACTACGAGGACAGGAGAGGGCCAGCACAGGCTGGCATCCTCTCGGTGTCCACTGTTTGATATCATGCTTGAGCCTATCCGGTAGTTCATCAATACCTTCGGCATCTGCCCAGAAGGCAGCACGATATACTAATACATCAGCATCAAGTATCGCGATCTTCGGTTTCTTCATCTAACATATCCATTAATTTTTTAATAGCTTTTCTCATATTAGTTAAAGAAATAGCTTGAGCTGCACTGACTTGACCGTACACTTCTCGAATCATCCTTTCATACGTCTTGATGCCATTATGATTTTCGATCCAATGGTCCACATCATAATCTTGACCATTCCTCTCAACTTCATTAGCCCACTCTTCAGATTCATGTTCTCTCCAATCTCCATAGTGATCCTCTAACATACGAGGACCGTGTGATATAAAACAAAGATGTGCATCCAACTCTTTGCACATAGCAATTTCATTTAGATAACGACAGTCATCTACAATAATTAAATGTTCCCAATGTTTGGTGTCATTACGAAGAAAATCTAATTCTTTATCTTGAATTTTTTCTAGTTCTTCTTTCCATAAATTAACCCAGTGATCAGGATCTTCAGCTCTACAAGTTTCACCCATGTGTTGACAGTAGGCTCTGTATTCTTGAGGGTTATCTTCTTTTGTGTACCCCTCAGACTTAGCTTTATCTTTGATAGGCTTCGCGAAGGGCAGAAATACTGGCCTCAGACCGTCCGCAAATGCGAGCTCTGCAATCAGATTCGCAGCGTGGGTCTTCCCAACCCTTGCTTTGCCTGAGAACATAATAGTTTTCATTCTTTAACTCCTCATAGAATTGAATAGGTTTGTGACTATATTCTACCATATATCCACTACTACGCAAAATTTCTTGTGCAAGAATTGTACACAATTTTGGCTTCCAACCAAAGTAATATCCAGTAGCTCTCCACCATGCAGTCTGCCAAATACCACCACGATAACCAGTAACAAGATTATTAAGTGTGTTGTAGGTAAGATTAGTTTCACCAAACACATGGCTGTATACAGGTGGCTCATACAACTCATTGAACTTACTTCTATCAATTACTCTAGCATCAAAGTTATTACTAGTTACTACAGTAAATTTGTTACCACCAAATTCTAATACAAGATTGCAATGGCTAATTTTATACGGTGTCTTTCTAAACAAAGGCTTAGTTGTAAGCCATACCAGATTAGCAATTGGATCATCCTTGAATTCATAAAAGTCTACACTAATCAGTGACATTCTGACCAGTCCTTTCCGATTTGATACTCACCATCAATGGGCATCTTGCAATCTAATTTATCTCCAGCTTCCAGTAGAGCTTGCACACCAAGCTTTCCTACTTCTTCTGCAATATCAGCAGGGCATTCAAGTTGCCATTCGTCATGCACGGTAGCCATAAACTTAACAGGCATGTCTTTAATCTTACGCTCAAGCAATACCTGAGCTAGTTTCATAACAATAGCACCATCACCTTGCAGTTGTACATTCAATGCAGCATGTTGGGACCGGCAAGGCACAAGCCTACCGTCAAGTAGTTTGACCTTGCCGGTCTTATCAACATGTGCCTTTACATCCTCAATAACTTTTCTCAAAGCAGGAAGACGAGACAGGAACTTCTTCTTGAGTCGAGCACCAGCGTCGGCATTTTTCCCAATGATCTTCCCAATCTTTTCGTTACCAGCACCATACAGGAAGCCGTAAAAGAAAGTCTTTGCATCATTCCTAGTAGGTAAACCAGCAGCATGCTGATTCTCTGAATGAATATCTCCTTCAAGAATAATCTTAGCGTATGCTCCCTGATCATACTTAGCCATTCGGGATGCAAGCATACGAGCTTCAAGACCACTAGCATCAATGCCAACTTGTACATTACCAGCACTAGGTGTGAACAATGCTCTTGCTCGTTTATCACCTGATACTTGTTGTAGGTTGGGTTGTGATGCAGTCATTCTACCAGTAACAGTTCCTTGCGGATTAACCATGCCGTGAATCTTACCATCACGACTAGACTTAGCCCGCTTGATCCAGTCAGAAACTTGACCCTGAAGTTTAGTGGTATCGAAATACCTAATCAGAGTTTCTGCTTCAGGAAACTTTAGCTCACGAAGGACAGCCTCATCTACCTTAGGGTTTCCCTTTTCGGTAACAGGAGGTTGCCATCCATACTTATCGCCCAGTCTTTGTGCAATTTGTTTGCGTGAGCCGGGATTAAAGATCGTTACTTTATCCTTGAGTCGCCGTCCAGTTTTCTCAGACCAGCGTTCTTCAACTAGAGGAGGGAACGATTGCCTCATTTCATCTTCAATAGATATCTTATTAAACTGCAGCTCTTCTTCCAAGTCGTATGCAGCGTCAATGTTAAAGCAAAAGCCGTTAACAATTTGATCACTAATAATTCTTGTAACCTCGTGCTCCAGCCAAATAGGTTTGAGATTTGCATTTACAAACTCCTGTTGTGCTTCCCAAATCTTATGAGAAACTTCTACATCTTGAATACAATACTTAAGCATTTCATCTGAGTATTCTTCCCAACCACCTTGGTAGTCTTGTTTAAGACAGCCAAGAGATTTACCCCAGCATTCAAGAGAGTTACCACCCAGAGGATGATCTCCCCGTTCAGGGTACATCATTCGGGAGATAATGAGAGTATCTTGTTGCTTAGTGTGAATAGGCCCATAGAAGCGACTGAGAACAGGTACGTCATATACCGTAATATTGTGCCCAATAATACAAGAGGCGTTGCGCAAACGAACAACACCCAATCCAATGTCATCACCAGTATAGGTTTCAATTTCATTTGTATCAATATCCTTAATAACAAGGCAGTGTACCTGAGTTACCTCAGGTATCACTTGCCCCTTTGAGTTAAGATTAATTTCGTTTAAGCCGTTGGCTTCAATGTCAAATACGAGTCGGTTCATGAGACTCTCCTTTCGTTAGAAACTTACATTGCCTGCATCGGACTCCCGATACTCGACTTCCTCCAATCGTCCAATGTTACGATCATAGTACAATGCTGTAGCTATGCCGCACTTACCAGTCAATCGGTTCTTCAACACACGCACAGTAGTAGTGTTAGATACTACAGGGTCAGGGTCTTGGCGGTTACGCTCAAGAGCAATGACGGTGTTAGGTACAGAGGACAGCGAACCTGAGCCACGCAGATCCTGCATAGTGATACGCTCACCTTCCTCGAATGCTTTGCCGTTCTTCACAAGTTGTGAGACAATGTGAATGTGAACGCCAGTGCGAGACACCAGTGATCTCAGTTCTTTCATAAGATTGTCAATAAGCAAACGCTCGTTGTCATTCATAGAACCAAGCATACCAGTTGCTGCTGCTGTGATGTGGTCAAGAACAACGACCTCTACACCCAACGATACAGCCATAAACTCAAGACGTTGTACGAGATTTTGGATACCATTGTTACCGAGATGGTCGTAGATATAGAATCCAGTCTTCTTAAGTTTATCCAAAGCATCATGATACTCTGCATCTTGCAATGTGTCAAGCTCAGCAGTCTCTGGAATCTCTTGTCCCTCTTCAATCCGCAATTGATTCATCAGTCTTTCTGCCCGAATAGATCGAACAGGTTTGTTAATAATCAAAGAGATAATGTCTTCGATAGTTTCTTTGGGTGATTCTTCTAGCATGATAGCACCGCACTTACGGCCCCGCTTCAAGTGATCCCACATAATCTCACGAATGATAGTGGACTTACCTGAGCCTGTGCCAGAGGACCAGAGCGTAATCTCACCTGACCGTTGACCAATAAGATACGAGTTCATCTTAGTCCAAGGATAGGAGAATACACTAACCTCTTTATCTTCATTAAGATCAATACCTGAAACATGCAGGATCTCATCGGGTGAGTATACCTGTGCCTCAAACACTGCACTCATGATAGCCTTAGAGTGCCCGTTCTTAAGACATTCATTGGCATCCTTGTAAGGCAGGGCTGCAATTTTGCACTTGCCGGGAGGCAAAGATTCTGCAACCTTCTTAGCTGCAGTTCTACCAACCTCATCTTGATCAAACAACAAGACAACTTCATCATAGGATGTAACAAACTCCCAGTTATCTTTGATTGCTTTCACAGAACCTTGAGCACCAGAAGGTAAGGAGACAACAGGCCAGCCGCCACCCATAGCTTGGCAGGCAGTCATAGCATCGACTTCACCCTCAGTAATGACAAGTCGTTTGCCACCCTGAGATTTCCACAGCCACTGTCCCCAAAGAGGTGCCTTGCTTGCCCGACCAACCCATTTGAATTGTTTGTCAGGACCACGCAGCTTCTGAGCAATAAGCTCTCCATCTTTGTAAAAGTTTGCAATCTCTACATCTTTACCATTGATATTAGTTTGTTGGTATTCAAACTTGCGAGTCATGTCCTCGCCAATACCACGATGTGCCAATGGTTTGCACGAACCGTTGTATGGTTTCCAGTCATCATTAACTGTTTCTGTTTCTTCCATAGGTCTATATCCTTTCTCAGATCCACCTTCCCAATAACCACAAGCAAAACAATACTTGTGACCATCATCATAGCAGGCAAGGTTATCCCCTTTAATATCACGACCCTGCCCCCTACAATGAGGACAGGGTTCGTGATGAGTAAACGTACTCATACTTTTTATTCCTTTCGGTTTCTCCTACCAAAGCCAGCAAGCCCAAGCATAGCTAAAGCCCCGGGGGCAGGAATAACATTTCCTTCGAACTGAGTTCCAATCGTAGTAAAAAAATCATACGATCCTTCATCAGCGTTGAAGAGAACTGCCGACTGATACTCGTAGCCATACACATCATCAGTGACGTAGCTATAGCTAACGGTTTCACCGGGGTTCACTTCAACACTCCAAGTGATGGTGTCATCAATAACAAGATCGAAGATAGCAATGTCAGATGTTGCGTCGTTTGAAAACGTATACACAAACAACTCTGATTCAGCTTCTTCATCCAAGAAGTAGGAAGCCACAAAGCTACCTGTCCACTGGAAGTCTTCTGACACATCACCTACATAGGTTTGCTCAGTATAATCTGGTCCTGCAAGACCAGCTAACAATAATTCTAATAACATATAATCTCCTTAAGTTATGCCGACGAACGCTCTTGGCAAGACTCGAACTTGCAACCTACTGCTTAGAAGGCAGTTGCTCTATCCAATTGAGCTACAAAAGCAAATAGCTCCACCGGGATTCGAACCCGGACTGTATGGATTTTAAGTCCACTGCCTCTGCCGTTGGGCTATGGAGCCTGCGAGTTAGTTGTCTCGCTTGTGCTCTGCCCATGCGACAAAGGTTTGCTCAACACATGCAATCGTTGGCATGGCAAACTGCCGACCAATCCAATTGCCATTGTGATCTTGTCCATCAATCTTCACAAGATAACCATTTGCAATCTTGTTGATATAAAGATCATTGTCAACAGTATCAAACTGACACAGGTAAGCAGCAGCTTGATTCACGCAGTCTTCTGCACTACACTTAGTTCCATTACAATCACTCATTATTTTTCTCCAATACTAATTGTAAAATATCCATCGCCATTGCTTTGATCTGACCATTGTTTGACAGCATACAGTTCAACAACTTGAGAGTCATCTACCCATAGTCTGCCATTCATTGCATCAAAAATAGCTTTGACAAAATTATCAATATCAGCCTTAGGTCCAACAAGTTTTGTTGTCTTAGGCTTAGCAATATACATTTCTAAATCCACCTTCAAAGGACCAGTCAGAGGTTCCCAATCATTGCCTAGTATATCATCTACAATAGGTCCAGCTTTCTTTCTGAACTCTTTGTAAGGACCGGCAAAGTAAGCCCCGTGCTTTGACACACGGGGCCTACTAGCCGCAACAGGACTAATGGGAAAGGACCATTCCATTAGAAGGGGACATCGTTATCGTCGTTAGACGGTACAGTTTCCTCTGCTTGGGCCGGAGCCTTGTAACCCTCAGTGGCTGAGAAGCCAGAGGTAGATCCAGAGGAACCATTCTTCTCAATGATTTGACAACCATTCAAGAAGAAGGACATAGAGTTATCCCGAGAGATAACAAATGGCTTCAACCGAAGTCGAACCTTGTCACCACCCATAGGAGTTTCATCCGTACTGTTAGTATCGGAGTCAACACAAGGGAAAGCAACCTTCTTCTCCATACCCTCAGGTGGGTTGGTGTAGAGAGTTGACTTGACCTTGATAAACTTCTTGCCTTCCTTGTCGGAAAGACCGTTGATCTTTGCAGCACCAGCTTCTTTAGCGATCTTGTTAAGCTGATCATTCAGCTGATCGTCAACAACAACGGTAATGTTGTGATGCCCGGGAGCACCAAACTTATCGTCGGCACGATGCAGATGCGCCCATTGAACCTCAAGGGTTTCAGTATTAAAAGTATCTAGTTTCATATTCAGTTCTTTCTGCCAGCCTTATGCTGACCATACTTGTTTTTGTGTTGCCTGCGGGTACGTCCCGCCTTCTTCATACGAGCAACAGTACTACTGTCAATTGTTTTCTTTGCCATTTAGTTTCTCCATGGCTTTGTTGAATTCTTGTTCGGATATTTTACCAAAAGCAAGCTTCCAACGCAAGTCTTCTTCAGCAGAAGATATAAATTTTTTTCGGGATTCTGAGCCTTTACCGTTAGTGGCATTCATATCAGTAGGTTCCCATTTATCTCTGCCTTTGAGTTCTCGTCTTGAATAACCGTCTTGATTATTCTTAAACCATTTGTTTCTTAAGTCATCACGCAATGCCATTGTATGGTTCCCAGTATGCATATTCACCATCCAACACAATACCACAACCTAAGATAGGTTTAGCATTGTATCGTCTAGCATAGAACATAGCAAGCTGATCGTGGTCTACACCGCAACCAACATTCATACCAAAGACTCTGCCACCTTCATTGCGATAGTAGTTAACACCAGACAGTGAGTGTGTGTGACCTTGGACATAAGAATTAAAGTTGTCCATTGCGTTATTCAGGGCAGCATACTTGCCACCACGACCGCTATCACCATGACGATAAATAACACCATCCAAATTGTAAGAAGCATATCTAGGTTTCCACTCCCACCCCGGAGTTTGCCAAAGGTAGTTGTAGTCTACTAAGCATTCCTCAGGTAAGCCAACCGTGGTCATCTGTCTCCGGGGTAGATCGTCATGATTACCAGTCATGACAACAGCCTTTGGAAATAACTTGTACAACATCTGCACTTGATCCAGAGCTTTCTGGTATTCCAAGGCTGGGCTATCAAACCCCGGCATCTTCTCGTGATAAGAGATGCTTGCCCAATCAACAACATCACCGATATGTACTACAGTATCAGTGTCCCATTGATCAGCCATCTCTTGTAAAAAGTTTGGATACCCAAGGTCCATTGCTGGACAGTGGGTATCACCGATTACGAGTACTCTTGCCATTCTTTAATCTCCGTTTGTAATCTTCACGCCATTGGTCGGCGTAGGAAGGCAAGTCAACCATACGTTCTGAGCCTTCAATGTACTCAGCCGAAATGAATTGACCATTCTCATCAGCAACATGCTTGTATCGACAAGCTTCAGCTGTGCGGGCGGCATACACATCAACCAACCCATCCAGATGCAGTTGCTGAATAGCATTCAGCTCTTCCTTATTATACTGCTTGGCTTCGAGAATGTCAAACCATTCTCCCTTACGCCAAAATTTTGTAGCTGGCTTATTAGCTACCGAATTCAAAGCCTTTTTCTTCATCGTTGTCTTCCTCCTCAACAGGAAACATAACATTCAATTTCATTTTAACATCTTTAGGAATACCTGCTTCAACAAAAGAAACAAACATATTCTCCATAAATACTTTAGCAAACCCCTCAGATGGGAACTCCAATGTCAAACTACTGCCTTCAATCTTGGCTAGTTTAGTTGCAGTTTCCAATCCTGATTCCATATCCCCTTCTGAATCAATCATAATATGAGTCATATTAAGTCCTTTCTAAATAATAAATCTCACTTATCATACCCTTAGGTATCTTAGTAACTCCCCCGATCTGATCACTGCCCACATTGTCAGTGATAGAATAATGAGTGTCGGTAATAGCACACAAAAAACCAACAGACTTGATAATAGGAAGCTCACTATGAATGTAATCCATAGCAGTGTCCTTCTCCACCCAGCCCGGACCACCACAAGTTTCTGCATCATACCACCATATCTCTACGATCTCAGGAAAAGAAGTATCTGGAGTCCAAGACTCTTGAGAGGTCCATAGGTTTTCTGTCTGGGACATCAGGGAGCGTGACTCCGGTGGTTGCTTCGACACATCTTTTAAATATTTCAAGTTGGTTCTCCTTGTGCATCTTCAAAAATTCTTCTCTAATAAATGTATTCATCATATCTACATACGGAGCAGGGCATCCATATGAATCGTGTATCATACTAAACCTTACAATACCAGCCTCAATCATACGTTTGATTGTACAGAACATATGAGAAGCATCCAAAGAATGGATATAGTTTGGCGGGATACCCAGCATTGCCTTATCTTTATGCACATTTTTTGATACGTTCCAGAATATAAGTTCTTTGTGGTTAAAGAGTGACGCTAATGAACGACGCTTTTTAATCTCGTAATAAGCATGGACTACCTTGAACCCAGAAGGTACAGTATATTCTAGATGATAGCCAGCATTAGCTACAATCTCAGCACATTCTTTCAACCATTCCTTACCCTTGTTGGGTAGGTGCAATGCCTCACCCAGTCCACTCTGAATAGCACGAGCCAGTTCTACAACAGCCCCGCCTTGCCTATCCTTAGGAACCCAGTCAACATGACCTTCGATCTTAATGTATTTCTGAATACCATAAAAAGTTAGACCATATGCATCACACATAGTAGGTCGTTTAGTTACACCACGATCAATACCATCAGACCAGTAATTTAAGAACTCATCACACCAGCCATTGCCATCTTCTTTCTTGCAATAGTCTGTAGTTTTATCTGCAATGTATTGATACAGATCGTTTGGTTTGGTATTAGGCAGAACATTGGTAAGCTCTGCAATAACTTCATCACCCATGATAGCAGACCAGTGCTGAGATCCATTACAGGCTCCGTCCATTTGAATTGGGAGCTGAGTCATACCATCAGTACGGAAAAGCTCAAAGATAGCAGCCAGCCTTTGGAAAGAAGGATTCTTTTTCTTTTTGTCTGACACCCAGTCTAAGTTATCATAAGGGTTATTGTAAATTTTTTCCAACATTTTTTCATTTGCATCTACCCATGCTACTCTCTCATCGAAAGATAGTTTATCTTGATCAAACAAGTTAGCAACATGTACCTTCAACCAATACAAACCACGAGATGTTTGTTTAACAGGCTCAGCAAATTGAATCAAAGCACGGTCATAATCTGAACTCTGGTTAGATAATAACTCACAAGTTGTATAACACCTGCCCCGGAAATCAAGTGTCATAACATGGTAAAAGAAGTCATGTTTTTGTAAACGTTTAGCAAGAGCTAAGCGAACTAGCATACGAGCTCTAGCTTGCTCCTGCTTGAACCAGTCACCATAAGACTCTTCTCTACGCTGACACCACTTTGCTTGCTCCTCTTTGGTTCCTTCTTCTGGATATGGTATGCTAAAAAGGAACTCATCAAAGTCATATGCAGGGAGGTTAGCGAGTCTAGAGTTTGCTTTAAAAAGATCCTCCATCACCTCAAGGACCCGTGAATTTACAGACCATTCAGTTTTCTGCATGGCGTTCAATCCATCTAATACAAACTGGGACGGTTCGGAATGTTTTTGTCTAATAGATTTATCTTCTACATACTCTGATACATAACGATGCACTACATCTTTTCTAATCCAGTGATGAATGTAACCACCAGATGCATTTAGTTGGTGATCAATTGGTGGTGTAATCATAGGTCGATACACAAGCATAGAACTTTCCATCAACTTGTGTCTTTCATTCAAGAACATAAGAATCGAAGGGCTGAACTCTACATGCAACGCATGCGTCCACCCCCGCCCCCTACGTTTTGCCTTCTTTGTTGTCTTAATAATGCCAGATGCCTCGGCAATCCTCAACATATGATGACCAAAATCATCCTTCTGTTTCAAAGACATATCAGGAACTTGTCCCACTTTATTAGCAAATGCAATGCATCTTTTTTCTGACCAGTTTTTTACAAACTTAGATTGTTTACGCCAGAACTCCATGTTATTTTCTTTGGCATTCTGATACGCAATAATATTAATAGCATCCTTTGAGATCATTCTTACCACATGTTGCGCCAGTGGTGGATGAGATACTGCATCCATGTCACCAGTAAACTCAGAAGAGTTTAACCACAAACGCATAACAGATCTTAATGTAATGTCTGCCATCTT